GCGGTCACTCAGATGATGCATTCAATTCACCGTGCATACGGTGAATTATGACCACAGTATCTAGATGATACTAATTCAAAGAAACAGTTAGTTGTTGAGCGATAGCGAAAACAACAGACTTGCTAGGCAAGTCTTGAATATATGTCTAGAACTGGATGTATATTAGGTTCTAAAAGTTTATGTAGGTCTTGTGTGTTACTAGGAAACTTTTCAAGTTGCCAAGTTTTTAAATTTAGACCGTGTTGATAAATTAAACAATGCTGTATGATTACTTCTTGTTTGAATGTTAGATTAATTTCGTAATATAAGTTATTCACAATGGCATCAACAACATGTGGTTGGTTATAACAAAATTCTATTATGTCCAATTGGTATTGTTGCCATTGCCGACAAATAGGCATCCACGACTCCAATCTAGTACTATCTATTGTGAGTTCTAGATATTTCATTAAATTGGTGATTGTTTTTACTGTATGTGTCCAAAGCACCGAACAGTTGATCCAATAATGTGGATATTTTTTTTCAAATTTGAAATTATTATATAATACCTGAAAGGGGCGAGTGTCTAGAGCTAATCTTTCTCTTATATCCCACACATCAGTTAAGTTTAGTTCTTTCCAATATGTCTGGCTTGTCTTAAAGAATATTTCTTGTGACTCATCTTCTAATTCTTTGATTGAGTTTGGTTTGCCTAATTTAGTGAAAAATCTATCTAAAGTTCTAAATTCTGTGTGGTATAGAGCTTTGGTAGGGTCTAGATCAACATACACTATTTTTGTTTGAGTATTGTGACAGATGTCAAATATTTTGTTGTAATCGTTTATTACATGCTGTTTGATATGATCAAATGCAACAGGATCGCTGCCAATTTGATTGACATCAAGGTTTAACTGTTTGGCAGCAATATCTATTGGTAGTGTAGCTGGATATAGAGAATAAATTGCATGGTCCGGCATGGAATTAATTTTATTTAAATATTGCTCTGTATTAATATATCCTTCTGGATGATTTTTTCTATGACCATGGGCATTAATAAGATTTAATGGATTTGAGCTCAATTCAATCCATTTGTTTTCTAATACATTAAAATATTGTGATTGCCCAGATAAAAAATGAATACTCCAGTCAACAAACGTACACCCTGCAGATTGCGAGCTAGTTACACATATTTTTTTGTTCATATAAATTTTATAGTAAGTTTAACTCTTTGAGCTTGTTGACATAATGCAATTGCCCGTGAGCAACTGATTCACGCCAATCAGTATCAGCTGTGGCATTGGCTTGATCACTAACATACTTGAAACAAAGAAATTCTACATGATGTTTCTCGCATGCTTTGGCTATGGCATAGGCTTCCATGTCTACTAGATCTGCTGGAATGAGCAGTTGTGGATCCATCACAAAGTTATCGCCTGTGCTGCATGTCAATCCGGGTGTGCCAATTGCTGCGTCAGTTTCAAATGGTGTTTGTCCTGGCTCACAACCAAGTCCTATACAGTTCATGTCTCTTTGTACAAATTGACTGCATTCATGCAGTCCAGTACCTACTGTGATTCCTCCAGCTGTGCCAAAGTTAATGATGCGTTTAGGTTGATATTTTATAATAACTTCTGCGGCAGTAATTGCAGCATTGACTTTGCCTGCTCCGGTGTAGAACACATTCATCATGTGACTGAGGTCAGGTGCTTCTTCCTGGATGGCAATTAGTATAAGATCATTCATCTGTGTGAACCAGTCCTTCCCACATGATATTGTGTTGAGCCAATGTTGAACCTCCAGATAAATTTTGTAGATTTATGATTACAGCAGCAGAAATTTTAGTGTCAGTCCAGTGACTGCGAATTAGATCTGCTGTGGCTATTATGGTGCCGCCTGTGGCCAACAAGTCATCTACAATTAAGGGATTTGATCCAATAGCTGCATGCGGATGCATTTCAATGGTGTCAGTGCTGTATTCCGTTTGATATGTGTGTTGTATGGTAGCACCTGGTAACTTGCCACGTTTGCGTACCAACACAAGTGGCAAATTCAGTTGCCTTGCTACAGGTGCTGCAAACACAAAGCCACGACTTTCCACAGCTACCAAGCTGGAAGCATTGTACCAGTGTGCTTGATGCTCTAACCATCCACAACAATAATCAAATGCTTCGGGATTGGCAAGAATGCCAGTTATGTCAAAAAAGTTAATGCCGGGCTTGGGCCAGTCAGGCACTATAGGTATGTGTTTCAATATGTTCATGTTTACTCCATGGGTCCTAGTATTTCAAATCCGTCTAATGCGTGTTTGTACAAGTGTGCTTGATCCACATACAAGTAATCAAAGTTTCGTGTCTTGTAAATAGCACACTCTGTTTGCAAGGTAGCAATACCCAGTCGTTTTTTTGGATTGTGATAATTCCACGCAAACTGATAGCATAAGGCATTACGTTGATCGTACAATTTGATAATGCTAAACGCAACCAGTTCTTGATTGTCATAGTATCCAATTACGTCTGACTTTAGATCAGTGTACTGGCTGTCAAATATGGGCATGACACTGGCAAACTTCTTGTGTATGCAGTAGTCTCTGTAGATTTTGTTCAATGCTGTGGTGTCTGGATTGCGAATGTATTTCCAACTGACAGATTCCTGATAGTTGGTCTCACTCAAGCGTATTCTGGCAAACTGATGTGTCATCGTGGATCTTGTCGATGTTGAAACAGCGCAGTCAAGTATTCTTCTGGCCAGTTGTGATAATAATTTTGTCTGGCTAGCGTTTCAGATTTGGCATTTAACTCACTGAGACTTTGCACCATGGCCAATGCATAAGTGCCTTGGTTCATACAAACACCGTTCACCATCTCAACGTCTAAGGGATGATCTTCCAGTGCAAGAAGATCTTTGTGCAGTAAAAATTCTTTGTTGGCAATTTTTATACTGTCACTGAACAACTGGAATGGCCATTCTACAGGATCATACGCATAGATTACAACTTCCCATTTGCCCATGCCCCAACGTGCTTGATTTTTCAAATCAAAGTAAGGATGCACACCTACTCGAACATCATAACTTTTCTTCATTCGTGCGGCTCTTGCATACGGACAAGGTGCCCAGCCTCCTAACGCAAGATGCGGAACTTCCACAAAGTTCACAATCCATTGCTCTATATCTTGTGTGACTGTTTCTATATCCATTAGAAAAATGGCAACCCCGATTTCTTAGTAGTCTCTAAATTTTCTTTGATAAGATTGCTAATCATTTGCCTATCGCTGTGACTCAATGCCAGTGCTTGATCATAAGTTAGGCCGCCTCGCATGTACCAACTGAATTTGATGGCTTCAGTTTTTATCTGTTGGCATTCTGTTTCCATAGACTCAACCAACTGATTGATATCATCAGAATTAGAGATTAAGAGGCGTTCCCGAAAAAACTTGTCATGTCCAATGTGAATGGTTGTTTGTAAGTGTGGGTGCATTCAGCACAGGCAATGTCTACAGGTTTTATTTCACTGGATTGTTTGAGATCAATCACGTAGTCACGCAATCTGTTAAAAATCTTGCTCTCACAATTGGTAAGGAATTCCAAAATGTAGTGAAATTCTGTAACTATAGCATCACTGGTTTGAATTGTGTGTATGCTTTGTGCAATAGTGCGAATGGTAAGTTCATTGATAATTTTCATGCTGGCTGTGAGTTGCTTGATTTTCACAGCATCTTCGGCAGAATCATCATTTACAATTCTCAATGCTTGCTGTTGATCAAACTGCACTTGATTGTTTGAGTTGATTTCTTTGTAGCTCATTGGCTTGAAGTGAAACTTTAAATCTCCAAGTTCTAAATTTTTATTGTAATCACCTGGATGAATCATGTCATTGACTGCTCGCAAGTCCAGTGTGACTTCGTCATTGTGGTTGCATGCTGGACATTGGGTGTTAATATCCATTCCGTGCCCAAAACTAGCAATTCTTATGGCAATCATCACTGCATCAATGTCTTGACTGGGCATTTGCCATGCATCTTTGATGCTGGGAACACAGCTTTGAATAACCGAAACTACGGCGCTGCCGTTGAACAATGCATCTGGTGTGCGATAGGTAATTTCGTCAACCGCAGTCATGGGCAACACAGGCAATTCACCGTTTGGAGGCATGTTTATTGACCCTACCGGATAGAATTTGCCCCCGCTGGGCAATCTTATGTGAATTGCAGGTTGTCTAAAAAACTGACTCAAAGGGTTTGATTGTAACATGTTTGTCTCCGGTAAATATAATTATGGCTGAATCACTATCCCCTGAAGAAATCCGACAAGCGTTTGATGCCTTCAACAAAGAATTTCTGGAAACTGGCAGAGTGTCTCGTGGAACAACACTGGCGTTTGAAGAAGCACAAAAAAGCATAAGAAATTACACATTTGAACTGAATAAAAGTTTAAAATCGTTAGGCAATGCTACTCTCGGAATGGGAGAGGCCTTACTCAAAGGCGAAAAAGGTGCGTCGGTATACAATAACAGTATCAACGCCACAGCAGATGCATTAGACGCCTTTTTGTCCAAATTTGGATTTTGGGGCAAAATGCTTGGTGGAGTATTATTTGCCACATCTCGGGCTTTTGCAGCAGTCAACAAACAAAGTGATCAACTTTTCTTAACTTACCAGAAACTCAGCCAAGCAGGTGCAGCCAATGCCAGTGGAATGATTGGTGTTGCAGAAAGTGTACACAAGTTTGGATTGAATCTAAATGATGCTGATATTGAAAAGTTTACCAGTTTAATTTCAAACAATTCCGAATCGCTATCACGATTAGGGGGCACTGTAAATCAAGGAGTCAAAGCATTTAGTGGTATAGCAAACGAAATTCAGAACGGGCCACTACAGACTGAATTCCTGCGTATGGGGTTGACAGTAACTAATATCAATACTGGCATGGCACAGTATCTCAAGATACAGACGTTAACTGGCAATCAAAGTAGAATGAATCAACAACAGCTTACACAAGGCGCTGCTGATTATATCAAACAATTAGATCTATTAACCAAGCTAACTGGTGTAAGTGCTGAAGCACAAATGAAGGAAAAAGAGCTTGCACTTGCCAATGAACGATTTGCAATAAAACTAAGAGAAATGGAAAAGAAAGCAGCAGCTGGTGATCCAGCTGCTGTGGCACAATTAAAAGAATATGATAAACTCATAGTTCAGATTAAAGATCTTAGTGCTTCTACTAAAACTGCTATTTTGAACACTGTTGCTGGATATGGTGCCGCAAGTGAAGATGGTGCAAGACTGCTGAGATCTGCGCCAGAAGCATTTGCTATGTTTTCAAAAGGATTTTTTAACACACAAGAAGGGCTCGCCACGTTCAGGCAAGAAGTATCAACTACTGCTGATAGATTTGGTGAATATGGCAAAGCCACTGGTGACTATGCCAAAACTTTCATTTCTATCCAAGATACCATGATACTTGAAGGAAGCAAGTTTTCAAAAGAAAGAGTAGCAGCAGCAGAAGCCGAACAGACAGCACAAATAAAATCATTAGATGCAGCCACGGCCAACCAAGTGGCAATACGACAATCACAGCAAGCAACTACAACAGCAGCGGAAAATCTCATATCTAAAGGATTAAACCCAGTCACAGCATCCATGGAAAAATTGGCCGGAGTTACAGAAAAAGTTGCTACTTCATTGCCAGGTACAGGCAACACAGGACTAACAGGAACTGGCCGAGGAACTGAACAAGCACCAGGATTTTTTGGAAAAACTAAACCAGTTACTGGGTCAGCTCCGGGTGCAGCATCTACTCCGTCTGCACCTGAACCCTCGGCCCCACCCCCTGCACCGCCGCCCGCATCTGCACCTGCACCATCTGCACCTTCTGGTACACCTGTTTCGTCAACACAACCAACTACAGGTGATCTAGCGCAGTTGTTGAAATTTACTGGTAATACTGGAAGTCGAAGTAATTTCAACGGACTAGATGAACAATTAAAACAAGCTGTGATACAAGCTGGTGCAGAATACAACAGCGTAACTGGTAAAAATCTCATCATTAACAGCGCAAAACGTGACTCTGCAGATCAAAAAAGATTGTATGACGAAACTGTGGCAGCAGGCCGTCCAGGAATAGGCCCCAGTGGTATGGCAGTGGGTCGCCCAGGAAATAGCTTGCACGAACGTGGCTTGGCAGTTGATATACAACAAGGCAAGGGTGATCAAATAGCAATTGGCATGTTGAACAAACAAAACTTGTTTCAAAAAGTTGCAAACGATCCTGTGCATTTCTCTGCTAGAGAAGGTGGAATATTGTCTGGACCCAAGTCAGGATATTCTGCTCAATTGCATGGTGACGAAGCAGTGATTCCACTATCAGGTGGTCGAAGCATTCCAGTAGAAATGCCAGCACTCACAGCCAGCATGAATGGACAACTCAGCATGATGCAATTGCAAAGTGAACAAATGGAAGAGCTGATTGAGTTGATGCGCAACAACAATGGAATCAGTTCAAAGATACTTCAAGCATCCAAGGCCTAACGGTAAATAGTACACTATGGCAGAAGCAAACAAATTCTATGTTTACAAGTATGTAACTAATGACGGGATACCTTATTACATTGGTAAAGGTAGCGGAAAAAGAATAAATCAATATCATACTAAAACACAGTTACCACCTCCAGATCGTAGAATTATAATAGAAGACAATCTTACAAATGAGCAGGCAAAAATACTTGAAGGCCAATTGATATCAGAATACAAAAGAAAACTTGATGGCGGACTATTAGATAATATTAAAATTAATCAATGGGCTTGTTTTACAGGATGGAAGCATTCAGATAATGCTAAAGAAAAAATAAGCATAGGTAATCGAGGAAAAATTCGTACTCCTGAACAACGAGAAAACTATAAAAAACCAAAAAGTCCTGAACATATTGAAAAAATTAGACAAGCAAATATTGGAAGACCATATGATCCAGTCAGGTCTGCAAAAATATCAAATACGTTAAAAATTAAAAATCAACTTAAACGACAGCAGGGACAATCAAATGGATAAAGACAAAAAGGGATGGCGTAAATATTTCAAAGTCGCAGACCTATCTGGACAGATGAGTCCAATTTCTGGCGGAAGAGATTCTGGCTTACCTGGGTATGGACGCAACGATGGCAGAACCAATTCTGCCGAAACTGATTTCAGTTTCCGCAACTATGCCAGCCGACTGCCAGAAGTCTACTCTGGTCATCCCAATCGTATTGAACGTTACAACCAGTATGAGAGCATGGATACAGACTCCGAAATCAATGCATGTTTAGACATTATTTCAGAATTTTCCACACAGTTGAACGAGCAAAATCAAACGCCATTTGAAGTCAAATACAACGATGATCCCACTGATCACGAAGTAGAAATCATTCGCAAGCAGATGCAACAGTGGGTCAAGTTAAACAAGCTGGATCAGCGTATATTTAAACTGTTCCGCAACACCATCAAGTACGGCGATCAAGTGTTTGTGCGTGATCCAGAAACGTTTGAAATGTTCTGGGTAGACATGAGTAAAGTGTCTCGAGTGATTGTGAACGAGTCAGAAGGCAAGCGTCCTGAACAGTACATTATTCGCGACATCAACCCCAACTTTCAAAATTTAACTGTAGCAGCAAAAACTACCACAGACTTCATGGTAAATCCGCCCACTGGCAGCAGTTATCAGCAGGGTGGCGGATACAATGCGCCCAACACATCCATGACTGGCACCAGTCGTTTCAGCCGTGCTGTGAACGAAACTTGCATTGATGCCAAGCATGTGGTGCACCTGAGTTTGAACGAAGGATTGGATTCTTTCTGGCCGTTTGGCAAAAGCATTTTGGAAAACATTTTTAAAGTGTTCAAACAAAAAGAACTGTTAGAAGATGCGCTGTTGATCTATCGAGTGCAACGTGCTCCTGAGCGCAGAGTGTTTAAAATTGACGTGGGCAACATGCCGTCACACTTGGCCATGCAGTTTGTGGAACGTGTGAAGAACGAAATGCACCAGCGTAGAATTCCCAGCTTTGGCGGCGGTGGACAAAACATCATGGACAGTTCATACAATCCACTCAGTATTAACGAAGACTTCTTCTTTCCCACAGGTGCAGACGGGCGTGGCTCATCAGTTGATGTATTGCCAGGTGGACAGAATCTAGGCGAAATTGACGATCTAAAGTATTTTAACAACAAAATGGCCCGTGGTTTGCGTGTACCATCCAGCTATTTGCCCACAGGCCCAGACGATTCAGACCGTGTGTCAAGCGATGGTAGAGTAGGCACAGCCCTTATTCAAGAGTATCGTTTCAACCAGTATTGTGAACGTTTGCAAGCATTGATCATGCAGAAACTTGATGATGAATTCAAGATGTTTTTGAAATGGCGCGGGTTTAACATTGACTCTGGCTTGTTTGCACTGAAGTTTAACCCTCCGCAAAACTTTGCCAGCTATCGTCAAAGTGAACTGGACAACACTAGAATTACTGCTTTCCAAGCTATGGAACAAATTCCTTACATGAGCAAGCGTTTTATGTTGGAACGATTCCTGGGCCTAAGCGAAGACGAAATACAAAAGAACGAAAAAATGTGGAGAGAAGAGCGTGACACTCCAGATTTGCAAACTACACAAGGGCAAGATTTACGTTCCATTGGTGTTACTCCTGCTGGCATAGAGTCAGACATTGCTACCGGCGAAGAAATGATGGATCTTGGTGCGCCAGGACAAGACATTGCACCGCCGGGTGGAGCAATGCCGCAGCCTGCAACCGGAGGCCTGCCTGCACCGTCGGGCGTATAAATAATATCATGATACTGAACGAGCTCTACGAAAGATCCCCATCAGCGTTTCAAGACCTAAGTCAAGATAATACGCAGCCAAAACTTGGCGATCTTCGCAAGACAAAAATTACACTAAAACAGTTAAACAAATTGCGTAAAATGCAAGACACAAGATCATATGAGTACAACGACAAGCTCAAATTGATCCGCAAACAATATGCGCCCCCAGCTCAGCCTGTGGCGTAATATTACTCATTTATTGCAAAAACACACCATAAACCGCTGAGTTTTTGCCTTTAAAGTAAATATAGGTATAGATTTGCCAGATTAGCAAATCTACCCAACATACTTATAGGAGCTATTAAATGAGCAACAATCGTTTTGAACAACTGATCGAATACGTCATCAATGACGAAACCGCAAAAGCAAAAGAATTATTCCATCAGATAGTGGTGGAAAAAAGTCGTGCTATCTATGAAGACCTCATGGAAAAAGAAGAAGTAGACGAAGACAATGCTATGGGCGAAGAACCCACAGAAGTTGACACAGACATGAGTGAAGGCCTTGGTGGAAGCCAAGCCCAGGACATGATCGACGATGTCGAAACTGAAGAAACTGGTATGGCCGAAGACGACGAGGCAGACGCTGAGTTTGACGACGGTGCAGAAGAAATGGGCCAGGACATGACCAGTGATATTGAAGGCGAACATGATGGCGATGGCGACATTGAAAACCGCGTGGTTGATCTTGAAGACAAACTAGACGAACTCATGGCCGAATTTGAAGCCATGATGGGTGGCGATGACGGCATGGGCGGCGAAATGGGCGGTATGGATGACACTCCTGACATGTCTGACATGGAAGTTCAAGACGACGAGTTTGAAACAGAAAGTCAAATGATGCCAATGGAAGAAGCCATCAGCTTAAAAGCAGCCCCAAAGCCAGTGACTTCTGAAGAAGGCGGCGTCAACAAGAAGTCTACAGTGGCCGCTAACAGTGGTGCAGCCGGTATGGCCAGCAAGCCAGTTCACACAACTGGTGACACAGCACACGGTCGTCCAGCACCATCCACAAAAGAATTGATTGGTAGAGTAGGTAATACACCTGCTCAATCAACACAAGGTCTTAAGCCTGCTACCAAGCCAACTAATGGTCAAGCTGCTGGCGTAAACACAAAGAGTCCATTGCCAGGCGGCCGTAAAGGCTAATTTACCATGGTAACGTATTTACAGGAACATCTTAATTTTAATCAGGCCAAGATTCGCATCTTGTCTGAAGATAGTCCTGACGGCAAAGGAAAAACACTGTTCATGGAAGGTATATGTATTGAAGGCGGAGTAAAAAACGCTAACGAACGTGTATACCCTGTGAATGAAATTTCTCGAGCAGTAGATACTGTCAATAAGCAGATTGTTGAAGGCTACAGTGTAATGGGTGAAGTAGATCATCCAGATGATCTCAAAATCAATTTAGACCGTGTGAGCCACATTATTGAAAAAATGTGGATGGACGGACACTGTGGCTACGGAAAATTAAGAATATTACCCACCCCAATGGGACAATTGGTCAAGACCATGTTGGACTCGGGTGTAAAACTAGGGGTTTCAAGCCGTGGTTCGGGCAACGTGAACGACGGCAACGGACATGTCAGTGACTTTGAAATAGTCACTGTTGATGTTGTTGCTCAACCCAGTGCTCCTCATGCATATCCTAGAGCCATATATGAAGGACTTCTTAACATGAAGTATGGTCATAAAGTTTTAGAAATAGCCAAGGATGCTGGCAAAGACAACAAGGTACAAAGATACTTGAGCAGCGAGATAACTCGTTTGATCAAAGATCTTAAAATATAAGGAGAGACTATGTTAGATAGTTTAAAACCATTTCTAGATAGCGAACTGATCAACGAGGAAACTCGCAGTGCTATTAGTGAAGCTTGGGAAACCCAAATCACTGAAGCACGTGAACAGGTTCGTGTAGAGCTCCGTGAGGAATTTGCACAACGCTATGAACACGACAAGACAGTGATGGTAGAAGCCTTAGACAAAATGGTAACAGAAGGTCTTGCAGGAGAATTGGCTCAAGTTGTTGCTGAAAAGCAATCACTGGCCGAAGACCGTGTCAAATTCCAAACCAGCATGAAAGAATCAGCCACAAAGTTTAACAACTTTATGGTTACCAAACTTGCTGAAGAAATTGGCGAACTGCGTAAAGACCGCAGAATGCACACCGAAGGAATCAATAAACTTGAGAACTTTGTGGTGCATGCATTGGCACGTGAAATTCAAGAATTCTCACAAGACAAACGTGACGTGGTGGAAACCAAAGTGCGTTTGGTACGTGAAGCACGTGGCAAACTTGAACAACTCAAATCACGATTTGTAAAAGAATCCGCTGAAAAGATGAGTCAAGCTGTTAGCAAGCATCTCAAGGCCGAACTCACACAATTGCACGAAGACATCAAAGTTGCTCGCGAGAACAATTTTGGTCGTCGTATCTTTGAAGCATACGCAGCAGAATTTGGAGCAACTCACTTAAATGAGAACGCTGAAGTTCGTAAACTGCAAACTATGGTTGCTAATAAGAATCGTCAATTGGGCGAAGCCATTAAACTCAGCCAGAAAGCAAAAGTTCTAGTTGAGTCAAAAGAACGCGAAATACGAATGATTCGTGAAACCAATGAGCGTGACAGCACATTGGATGAATTGCTACGTCCCTTAAACAAGGAAAAGCAAGAAGTCATGCGTAATTTGCTCGAAAGTGTCCAAACTACCCGTTTGAAAAACGCATTCGAAAAGTATCTACCAGCTGTACTAGCTGATAACAAACCAACAAGTAGCCGTAAAGTGATTGTTGAAAGTGTGTCTGAAGTAACTGGTGATAAATCTGCCCGTAACCCTGACGAAGACCGTTCCAACGTGATCGACATCAAGCGCCTGGCAGGGCTCTAAAAACATAATAAGGAGACTTAAATGTCACAAAATCTATTAGAATCTCGTTGGGACGATACCAAAGAAGCCCTTCTTGAAGGACTCAAAGGTAGCAAGCGTAACAACATGAGTGTGATCTTAGAAAACACTCGTAAGTACTTGAAAGAGAATGCATCAGCAGGTTCGACCGGCAGTGGTAACATTGCTACACTGAATCGCGTTATTCTTCCAGTTATCCGTCGCGTGATGCCAACTGTTATTGCTAACGAGTTGGTTGGTGTTCAGCCTATGACTGGCCCAGTTGGTCAAATTCACACTCTGCGTGTGCGTTACGCCAACACCATGACAGACAACTCAGCAGCCGCTAGTAGCACTGCTGCTGGCCAAGAAGCATTGAGCCCATTCTTGATTGCTCAGGCTTATTCTTCAGCAAGTTCAACAAGTGCTGGTGTGGTTAGCCCAACTCAGAACATCTATACTGGTGCTAACACAGCAGTGTTGGAAGGCTCCGGCGGTCGTCAGATCTCTGTGCAAATCCTGAAACAAGCTGTTGAAGCTAAGACACGTAAATTGCAAGCTCGTTGGACATTTGAAGCTGCTCAAGACGCACAAGCCATGCATGGCATTGACGTTGAAGCAGAGATCATGGCTGCTCTTGCACAAGAGATTACAGCTGAGATTGACCAAGAGATTCTTTTGAGTCTGCGTTCATTGGCCACAACTGAATTCACATACAACCAAGCTACCGTTTCAGGTACAGCTACATTCGTTGGTGACGAACATGCCGCATTGGCTGTTTTGATCAACCGTGTTGCTAACTTGATCGCCCAACGCACACGTCGTGGCGCCGGTAACTACGCTGTTGTTAGTTCAGCTTCGTTGACAGTGTTGCAATCTGCAACAACTTCAGCTTTTGCTCGTACCACAGAAGGCACCTTCGAAGCACCTACAAACACCAAGTTTGTTGGTACATTGAACGTTCCTCCTCT